AATTCATTGCCTAAATATGTATTAAAACTTTCTACGGTTCCCGCACGAAAATCAGTAACTTCAGTGGAGTCAATAAAAGAATAATCTGCACCGCCTATAAGCTTTGATAACCTTGTTCTTTTCGGCTTACCCGCATATAAAAGATTATTATTAAAATCCATATCATAGTTATGAATACTTGAATGTATAACTTGAGAACCGATTCTAATTTGACCATAAACTACAGGAACAGGAAGTCCTTGTTCTGTTCTGTTTTCATTTTGCGCATAAATACTTGAATTAGTTGTAATGATTTCATATTCTGGAGTACCATCATCTTGTGGTTTTGTTTCGTCACTTAGTTTTTGCATCGCGAAGCCGAGCGCGAAATTGCCGAGAAAGCCTATGCCTCCATTTAACATACCAGCTGAGCCACCTTCAACAATTGGAACAATATTATACTCTTTTTCAGTTAAAGGTAAGTCCATGCAAAAATTTTCAAGTCTATCGCCTGATTTACCTATAAAAACATAAGAAACGCCCTTAATGGACTTGTTAACGAAAAACGATTTGAAAGAAGGATAATTGCAAGCTATTCCATCGATTGCATCACGCATAGTTTTAACGTTCAGCTCTATGCTTTCACAGAACTGATTCGCCATTTCACCATGCAATACAAACTTCTTCATAAATCCTTATACCTATATAACTTATACACTTTATTAGCGCTTTGATCATTAAATAATTCATCCACAGGAATTCCTCCTGTTGGGTGGTGTGAGAGTTTACCGTTTTTATTGATAACACCCACATGAAAAAGGTTGGTTAATGAAGGTTCTAAAATAACTAAATCTCCATATTTTTTGTCTTTAAAATTCACTTCAATAAAATTATTTTCTATTTCATTTATTAATTTAATATTCGATAATTTTGATTGCCTGCTCCAGTTATTTATTTTATCTGATAAGCGTATGTTAAATTCAATTTCATAAAAGTCTTTCGCAAAGGTTATGCAGTCCTGAAAAAAAGGTATAAATATCCTGCCATATAACTGTTTTGGCTTATAACTACTGGGATAATATAGATAGCTCTCTTTACTCTTGCATGAAAGAATGTAAGATGGAAGACCTAATGATTCAGCAATCTCAATGTCTAATTCACTCGGTGTGGGTGAACTTATAATATGGGTATGAAATAATGCAAAAACTTTAGAATCTAAATAATATTTATAAAATTCAGAATTATTAAAAGAAAAATGATTTGGGTCTTTTGTATCTAAATTTTCACTAGATATAAAATCATAGTCATAGTTATTATTTTTAAATACGAAGAAGCCTGCGCGCTCTCTTTTGCAGTTGCCTAAACCATGCTTTATGCATGCCGTAATGGGTCTATTGTTGCCAAGTCCCAGGAAATCCTCCGAAAGGTAGTCCATTTGTATTTTCAGTTGCTCCAAATCGTGCGCGACACCCACTTATGTTTTTAGGGCAAGCATCCAGAATCCAAGAGGTTTTATCATTTTTAGGCTCTTTGCCGTTAGTGCCATCTTGAACGCAAACGAACACCCTATCTGGGTGTATAGAGCCTGCCTCAGCTGGAACAATAACATATTCTCCCGAGTTGTAGGTGTCGTTGATATTAAATTCTGTAATTGGCGTACCAGTCGCAGTAAAGTCTAGCAAGTTTCCTTTTCCATCTGTTACAGGTATATCTGAATATCCGCAACCTATACTATGCCTATATTGCCATTGGCATGTATTATATACAACTTTTCTATTAGGTATAAAGGCGGATTCTTTTTCTAGTGGTGAGGTTAATTCAAATTGTATTACATTTTGATTTTCGACTACTTTTTTATTGATAACATATTTTTCAACAGGAAAAGACACTTCAGTTGGGCTACCAAAAGGATTTGTGTTATTTGGGAAATTGTCTCCATGCAAAAACTTAACAAAAGTTCGCGTTCTTTTAAAAGTGTATCCAATAAAATCCTTAAAGAATCTAGTTTTTAAGCTAAAAAATGAGTCTGTATTGTCGGCGGTTAACGTTGGTCTAGGTAAGGATGCATCTGAGCTGTTAAATCCTTCTGCTTTAATTGGTATATAATAATAGTTATTGCCTTGAAAAACTATTTCATTGGTATATCCGTTTTCTCCAGCGTGAAAATAATAACTTGAGCCATAGCCTTTCAGCACCAATTCATATAGTATAACCATAGTCGACGGCTCAAGGTCGAAGATTTCTTTATGTATACTTTGGTCCATATATTATATTAAATTAATAATCAATACATTCAATGAAGCTTGCAGATATAGTATGATTATCTTTGTAATTAAATGTGTGTTGCCACTCAGGGCAATAATAAAAAGATAAAGACTTCCTATGGGGGGAATGAAAAGTTGTATCAGATGTGCCGCCGACATAGTCGCGCAATAAATGGAACCCAAACTTCTTGTATCCAAGATGAGCTTCCAAGAATAATAATATTCTTTTTGCTTCCAAATCAGAGCGACCATTAAATGATAATCTTAAATTCATTAAATTAGGATTAAATCCATATTTACTAAATTTTTTATAAATATCATCTATTGTACTTTGTCTGTATTTTGGTGAATTTGAAATAGATACTGATTCACTTGGCCTGAAATCAAACATTCTAACTGATAAAGTGCCGTCTTCATGTATCGGTGCATATGGATAATAAAAACAATCATTGGGATTATGAATATAAATAGAATTCCTTAATGAAGTTTGGTTGCAAGATATAGTGCCATCAGGAAATCCAAAGGGCGCCGAAATGTTTAAAGCTTGAGCAGAATCTACAGCCACATTAAAGTCGCTATCAACTGTCGCATTTCTATAATCTCCAGAGTGATAAACTACAGAGTTAGCTGGAAGGTTTAAGCTATTGCCGCCAACAGTAGAATTTGCACCATCTACTACTGCGATTGTTCCATCTATAACTGGATTATGGTCTGGCCCCGACTCAACGCTTGATAGAATGCTTGGAGCTACCGCAGTAAATGTAGCTTTAACATTATTTACATTATAGTAAGATCTATCTTGAGAGAAATCAATACAGTTAAATTTGTTCTGCTTGTATGGATAAAACGGTTGATAATCAAAAGGTGTTATTCTTTTATTGTCAAAAAAACCAGCAGAATCATAATTTTGTAATTCATAAATAAAATGAGATTGAAGAAAACTTATTAATCTTTGATTTTCAATATCAGTTAATTCATTAAAATTTAAACTTAAAGACATTTTTAAAGCATTAATTCCCCTTAAGTGCCTTTGGCTATGATTGTCTCCGTAAGTAATTGAATTAGATAAAGAAGTAAAAGATGCCGTTGCCCCGAAGGATGGAAGAACTTCTATTGATGATGCGTCTGTATTCTTGATGTCCATTATTTAAGTAACTGTTCTACAGAGATAGCTCCATTTAGATAGCCAGCCGAGTTCACTGAAAGGCTTTGATTTTTAATAATTCCACTACATTCAAACATGTGCATAAATCCGTTTGCGTTTTCTTCTGCCCAGCTGTAGGAAAGATCGCGAATAGATGCCTTGAGGTTGGCTCGCTTACCATTAAATCCATCGGATAGTATATTTGGATCAAGATTTTCTCCTTCGATTGACATTTGTACTGTCGTTGATTTTTTTGATACCCTGTCGGGAACTAACCCTATATTGTCATCGTTTACTCCAGTCGGAATTGAATACCTTGGGGATCTGTCCACATTAATAGCATAGCTAAAAGATGTAACGTGATTTAAACCTAAGTCTTCACTCCCCTCTACAGCGCTGTATTGTCCGTGAGGTATTGACTGCTGGCCATATAAAGAAGAAGAAAAATAGCTATCGGTAATACTCGAATCTTTAGATAACGTGCCGTAAACTTGAAAGTTGGCAGAAGCTTGAGATATTGAATTGGGTGAAAGACCGAATTGAAAGCTAGTTAAATATGCATCAGAAAAAACAAACTCACCTAAGTAGCCCGTTATTTTCTCTTCGTCTATCGGAGGATATTGGTTGGGATTCGACAGTCCAGTGATGTTGAAAAAACTTTGAAGGTTACCTGTGTTAATGTAAAAATTAACACTCAAAGAGCCTTGCACTGGAGATTGGGTCACATAGTTATAGATAGGTTCAAAATACCCACTTTGAGCTTCGCCCTCAGTTAGATTCCAGCCGCCACTTTTTGAGTAAAGTTCAACAAGATAGTCGTGTCCATTAGGGTGAATAGTTGAGTTAAAATGCAAATGTTTTCCATTAGGAAAAGTAATTTTGGTTCCGCTAGGTATTTCAAAAATGGAAGTTGATAATGTCATTGGAGGACCACCGCTTGGGCCAACCACACCTGTATATGTTTCGTTGGCTAAAAAATCAGGCGAATCATATATCATTGTAGATCCTGTGCCGAACTCACAAATTCTCAGTATATTGTCTTCAATATGTCGAGTTGGTGCTGTTGAATGCTCTATTGATAGAGTTGCGCTTTCGGCAAAAATATGCTCTCCTTCTTGCCCGCTAACGGCAAGATACAAGGGAACATCTTCATACGGTAAAAACTTCATTTTTTGTTAATATAACCTATGTACCTAAAATCAATAGTTAATAAATCATCACTACTAGAAGATAAAGACTGATCTAATAATCTTGCTTTTTCAATTGTAAAAGATTCAATGGCGCTTGCATTAATTGGATTGGCGAATGATATTGTTAAATCTTGTTGTTTTGGTTTAATTAAATATTCTTGTATTCTGCTAACTTCTAGGTCATCTACTTCAATCGAAAAGCTAGCCTCTTGGATGAGTGGAAACTTTCTATCTACTTGAACTGGAAAAGGTGAGCCTATTTTATAAATAGGATTTCTGTCTGTTCTAATAGTGTATGAAAAATCCGTGATTCTGTTTGTTTGATAGCCCGAGGCGTTTAAGCTAATAGACCCCTGATTAGGAATTTGGATGTCAGGGTGAGGGTTAGACCCTGAAGCGTTTATGCCAGACCCAATATCACCATAAACAACAATAGACGCGCTAGCGTTAGGAATCTGACCTATACTCGCAGACATGCTGTATTCAGTTAAATATCCATCCTTAAATCCGAAACTGCTGTCATTAAAGTTGATACTTCCACTGATTGGGTGGTCTCCAGTATAATTCAATAAAGGTTCTTCTCCTATATAATATTTAGATATTGAAAAATTACCAACTAAGGGGCCTTGTCTTGTTGGAAAGGTATGCCCTTTGCCAATTATATTGATAGGCTCTTCAGATACCGAATATCCGCCATTCATGTTTGTTACGCCAGACAATAATATCCCTGAAAGATAAAATTGTTGTTCGTAATTTAAAACAGCATTTTTTGTAGCCATTACCTAAGCATTCCTCCGACTCTTTTTTCTTGAGAAATGACATTAACAACAGCTTCTTTAATTTTTGAAGCAAAAGCTTGTTGGTCGCCAGCGCCTCCATTTACAGTTGTTTCTCCTCCTGCTGACACATTAATGTTAACCGTTACATTACTGGAAGAACTCTGATTGTTAGTGACTTCTGAGTTTTGCACATTAGCAGAACTTGCGCTTGGGTCCACAACTCCACCTTGATTAAATTTCATGGTGTTTAATTGATCAAAGAAACCTGGGTATTGTTTTTCTACTTTATTGACGCTAGAAGCCTTAATTACAAACTCACCTCTATCAAGCATTACAGGTCCGACTTTATCGATGCCTGCTGGGCCATGAACTCTGCCACCTTCGCTCATTCCGTAAGAATTTCTTTTGATAAATTGATCTTGATTGCTAAACAAATTTCCGCCACCAATAGAGTAAGCTGAAGAAATATTGTCTTGAGAAATTGAGGTATTGTTATTTAAAAATCTATCGCTTTTTGTTTGTTGGTTTATTTGATAGTCTCGAAAGGCGTTGACTTGAGAGTTATCAATACTTGTATGGTATTCTTTTCTTTTTTCAGGCTGAAATGCTGAGCGTACAGCTTGCTCGGTTCCATACATGACTCCCATCATTCCAATTTGGTTGACGATACCTTGTATATTTGAGGCTCTGCTTTCTAGCTTTTTATTTCTTTCATTAACATCATGTTGATATTTATCAAGAAGATAGTCGCCATACTTACTACTGTAATCATCTTGAGCCTTAAATCGAGCGCTCATCGAGCGGCTATAAGGGTCAACATTCAGCATGGATCTAGTATTTAGGGGGTTTACTTTAACTGGGACTGGACCGCTATACGCTTGGGGTTCGTATTCTTCATATCCACCAACAACCGTTCCCATCACATAACCTGAACCTTTAGCTATTTTAACTCCAGCTGAGTCATTTGGGTCTGAAATTAATGAATTTTTAGTCGCCTCTTTAACTCTGCCTCCAAAACTAAATTTGGCTAATCCTCCCATAAATTTAGCAATCGTATTAGATAAAGTATTAACTACCTCGCCGTCGACAATAGTTCTTTCGTTTTGCGAGCCTGAGTCAGAGGATTGATCTCGTTTCGCTAGATAGTTTTGAATCGAGCCACCTTCTTTTAACTTTATAATAGGAGGCATCGCTAAACCTCCATTATTCATCATCTCGAAGCCATTTTCATTTGGCTTGTTGTATAAATCTTCTAGTGACCCAGTTTGATTGATTTTATTCAGATCATTAACACCGAGTTTATCGACGATTTTTTTCTTCACAACATATTCTCCATTCGTAAGCATCGCGGGAACCCTACCAACACTACCTCCAGTTGAATACCTTGAAACAATGCCACCACCCTGCTTTGATGTTGGTTTGCCTAGATCTAAAGCTTCAAATATACCTGCGGTAATTTGACTGGTAGCTCTATTTAAAAGTTGTTCGTGTATTTTGCTTACAATACCATGCGCAAAGCCCAAGGCCGCATCTCCTAGGGATTTTGTGCCGCTAAGCATATCGGTCACAAAGCCTTTAAATCCGTCTTGTACGGCATCAAAGGTTGTATTTGCTAAAGTTTCTCCAAATCTAGCCATTTCAACATTAGCTTCAGCGATTTTAACCGCCATACTGTCAGCGAACAAAGTACCTTTGTTTTGTTCAATGTTCAATTCTTTTTGAGCTTGAGCATACTTTAGGGTAGCTTCAGCTCCTTTAATTTCATTGCCAGTACCCGCGCTGCCTTCTTGATTTGCATAAAATGCCATTTGAGTTTTTGCCATTTCCATGCTTTTAATTAAATCATTAACGGTTCCCTGAATTTCGGCCAAGGCATCCAAGCCGAATTGGCCACGTTTCAAGGCTTCAATAAACTGTTCCTGCTGGCGAGTTAGATTGTTTTGACTGGTTATGTAATTAGTATTAGCTTCGATACGAAATTTACCCTGCCTCAACTCTTCTTGCAGTAAATCAGTATCATCCCCTGCCCCTTCGTTTAATTCTTTAATTTCATTTTTTACTTTGGTTTCTAAAATTTTAGCAAATAATTGAGTGTTTTCTTTAACTTTCTTTTCGGCATCTAAACGGGCACCTTGGTTTACTAGAGATTCTAATTCAGTGATCAATTGCTTCTGAACTGTTCCCTCAAGAGATTCCGCTAAATCTTTTTGATATTTTGCGCTAGTTAATACTTGCAACCTTCCATTAGATATTTCTTTTGCCATTGCAAGGTCTATGTTTCGAGCATCAATCTCTTCGTAATATTTAGCCTCTATTGCTTTCATTACTCCAGTAATACCTCCGAGGGCAGCTTTTTGTGTTTCGTATTCTGCCGCTCTGTCTTTTGCATATGCTACAGTCTTAGAGTTAGCCTCTAATTCGTTGCGGACTAAATTTAGATTTTTTATTCTCTCTTCTCTCTCTTTTTTAGCCGCATCAAGCTTTGCACTTTCTGTGTCTGCAATTTCTTCTAAGAGTGATTCTATTTCAAGATTTGCAGGGATGAATTCTAGAGCTTGAAGTTTAGATAAAAGAGAAGCTTGGTCAGCTTGTTTTTTCAAGCTTAATAAATAATCCATTGTGATATTATTTGCCCTTTGGTAATTTTCTGCGCCTTTAAGGTTTGCGGCTAATTGTTTTTCTTCAGCTTTTATAAGTTTTTTTCTGATTATTTCTAATTGCCCTGCGTGTGCTTGTTTTGAGCCTCCTTCAAATGTTTCATCGTAAGTTTCACCAATTGCCACATTAGTTATTGTCCTTGTAAAAGGTTTTCTTAAATCAGCAAACATTTCTGCAGAGTTAAATTTGCCCCCTTCAGTAAAAAGATCTTTTACTAAATCTCTTTGAGCTTGCAAAGCTTCTCTGTTGAGGGCTTCTTTTTTATTATTAAAATCATTGTCAATTGCTCGAGACTTCTCTTTCATTTGTAAGTCGGCAATAGACTGATTGGAAAGTATTTCTAAAGACTCAATTATTTTATTTTGATGGACTAGTTTTTGCATATCAAAATCTTGACCCATTTTAGCCATTTTTATTTGACTTTGGTAAGCAATGTTTTCTATTTTTAAACCTGTAAGAATTTTTTGTCTTTGATTGGCGATTTCTCGCATTAAAAGTAAATTGACTTCAGCCATCTCGTTTGTCTTTTTACTTTCCCTATTTAATTTTTTGACTGTTATTTCCTGTTCTTCCAGAAATTTTGCCATTTCTTCGAAGCTTTTCTTGCCGTCTAACGCTGCACTAATTTGGGCTTTCAGGACTACAGGTAGATCTGATTCAGAGATTGATTCTTTGAATTTCATTATGTGTAATTCGTTGGCATGCGGAGCCATTGACTTGCTGGATTCCAACTTTTCTCCTGTTTCATTTACTTTTTCTAGCATTGTAGCGTAATGAGCTTCTAACTTATCAGGATCCACTGAAGTGCTTACTATATTTGCTAAATTTAACTTTTGAATTTCTGCCTTTAAAGGGTCTGGATCGTCGCCAAAGATTCCACCGCCTTTTGACCCAAGTATAAAGCCTGACATCGCATTTTGCACAGACATTGACTGTTCGGCTTTAAGCATTGCTTCTTGCAGTTTTTTCATTCCTTCAGTTGTACCTGAGGTCATCAATTTAATTTCTTTTCCGCTCAAATTTAAATGTTTACCTAATTGGGCCGCTTGATTTCCTAAATCATATTGCTGTTTAATGAGTTGAGCATTTAATTTGAGGCGTTGCATTTCGCCTTGATAGGTGCCAGCCATAGCAGAATTATCTAGTTCAACAAGTTTAGTGCGAGTTTCTTGGATTCCTGTGGCTGCTGTCATTGCTGAACCCAAAGCATTAATTCCTTTTGAGGTTTTTTCTGCTGATTTTCGTAAAGTATCTAAACCGCTGTCTAACCAAGTTGTGTTTTCTTTTAATGCGTTGAATACTGGAACCGCAAGAGCTACCGCACCGATAAGGGGACCAAGAGCCATCGCGGCCATACCGCCAGCTTTTTGAAGCCCACCCAACCGACCGCCTGTTTTGGCTCCTTTTTCCATCCAGCCCTTTCCTGTTTCTCTACCTAGCCCCGCAACCATTGATGCTTGAGCTAGACCCATAACACCAGAATTGACGACTTTCATAAGCTGCGTAAAACCATTTTCAGCCTCCCCCACTGCTCCTTCAAGCGCGTATGTTACAGTAGTTAAGGCAAACATTTTCATCATCAAGCCATCCATTGCGCCGCCTGCTTCTTTTGTTGCTGCGCTTGCTTCTTCTGTTGCTTTCGCAGTATCTGACCCAGAATCTCGACCTTTGTTTGCTTTATTTGGGTTTTTGGGAGTATTAAAATTAGGTAAAAATCCTGAACTACTTCCATGGAATTTTGGATCAATTCCCATTTGTTTGGCCCTTTGTATACCTTGCTTTACTCCAGCAGGTTCATCTCTAGTGTTAGTCACAGCAAGGCCCATAGGGTTTTGAGTCGAACGCAAACTGTTGTCTTGATCTACTCGAATTAAAGATTTTGGAACTCCAGCATTTGCCTCTCTTTGAATTGCGTCTTGTAATGGATTTGAGAAATTTGGAATAAGGCCATGGCTGCCAAATTCAGGATCTTTAGGCTTAATATGAAGAAGTGTACTTAACATGAATCTAGTTACATCAGGCAACCCTAAGGATTTAGATTGAGATTTTAAATCAACAAGTATTTTATTTTTTGTTAATGAATCTAACTGTCTAAATTCCCTACTATTAATGAATCCTTTAATTTCTCCAAAATTTCTTTTTGTTAATTTAATTCCACTAGCGACAGATCCATTTTTGAAATGCCTAGCGGGACCAAATTTTAAAGCAGTAGGACCTAATAGTGCATTTTTTGCGTTAAAATTAGTTAATGCAGTCCTTGTAGCATTAAATTTATCTTTGGCCAGATAATAGTTGGGAATAAGGCCATGGCTGCCAAATTCAGGATTATAGTTATAAAAATTTGGAATAAAACCAGAAGAATTACCGTCATCAGACATAAGAAAACCTTTGCTCGTTAAAGGTTGGTAGTTCCAGTAATCTTTTTTGTATTTTAATTTATAAGCTTTGTCTGGATCAAGAACGCCTACAAGTGTCGAGTGACGATCTGACAGCTCTTTCCCTGTGGCTGTTATATCTATCATTCGATCTTTTTTTGCAGGGGCGCCATTTAATGCCACCAAATCATTGTATTTGCTGGTAAAAGCTTGCGGAATCCGCTTTTTTAATTTTCCGCTTTTAGCCATATGAGCTAAAACTTTTGAGAAAAAGTGTTTATGTTCATGGCCTTCAGGGGAAACAACTGAATCTCCCATTGTAGAATTTAATGATAAAGATTTTTTAGGAATTAGAGCTTTTCGCCAAGTTAATTTATGATCTTCTGTAAAATCTATGGGGTAAGTGGCTGCTGTTCCAGTTACCTTAAAGCTTTTAGCCAAAGCTCCTTCAACTTTAGTTCCAAATTTTGCTCGCTTTCCTGTGTTTTTATTTTCAAGTTTGATTTTATCAAGCCTACGAATGAGCGCCTTCAAAATTTTTGTTGTGGCGGGATTACTCTTTCCGCTCCCAGCTACAGCCTTTCTTAAATTACCAAGACCTTTGGCGTAACCAGGCGATAAAGCCAAGCCTTCCCTAGACAATAGATCCACATAATCTTGCCAACTGCCATGCTCTATATGTAACCCCTTTCCTATATTATCTGAGGTGAACCTGTCAATCGCTTTCCATTTTGCTGATGGGCCGAGCTGTTGGTTGGCAGTTTTTCGCATTTGCTCAGCCGAGCTTGGAACAGAATAATTGGGGATGAATCCGCCAGACAATCCCATTGTTCTTGCTAGGTTTGCGTCAGAGTTTTGATATCCCATTTTAGAGAGCGTGTTTTGCGCCTCTCCCAATTTTGTTGCAGACATTTGATTGGCTAAGCCTGAAAAACGTTTTTTGGATAAAAAGTCTTCTATATAACGATCACTTGATAGTCGAATGCTTTTAGCTAATAAGTTTGCGGGAACAAATTTTCCAAACTTGGCCTCAATAGGTACGCCGCCAGATTTTGTAAAGTCTACTGTCGCGTTTTTATATCCTTGTTTTGTGTTTGGATCATAGGTTCTTGAGTATCCTTTGTTTTGTAATCCGCTTTTAAATAAAACATTTTCATAAGTATCGCCCCTGACATTTAAGTTTTTACTGCCAAGGCCTCGTCTGTCTGACCTACTGAGTATTTCTGATTGGTTGCCAAAATACATTTTTCTTTGTAAAGCATTAAAACCTAAACCTTTAAGAGCTTGGAATTGGGGCTTATAACTAGCCGCAAACTTTGCAATATTATCAAGTGGGGCTTCGAGAGTGCGCCAACCTTTTACCCTGTTTCCTCTAAAGTCTGATTGAGTGGTTTGAGTAACCATTTTAGCGGTTGGTAGTCTTAAAATGTTTGTATTACCTAACCTTTGAGCTGCAAGCGCAAAATTGGGTATCAAGCCGCTGTCATAAGTTTTGTTGTTTGAGCTGCCTTCAAGATTAATTGCTTTACTATCATTAAAAGAACCGTGATAATCGCCCTGCTTTTTTAAAGCTAAAGTTATTTCATTCATGTTGATTTTATGACCACCTATGTTTATGAACCCATCGGGGTATTCTCTGCTTTTTGTTGCGGACAGATATCTTTGCATCGCGAAATCAAGCTTTGGATCGTTTGGTCTAAGTCGAGCCCCTCTTTTCTTTAAAGCTGCAATAATGGCAGACTTTACAGCCATAGGTTGAGCGGCGAAGTTTGGCATGAAACCGTCACTGTAAGTTGCGTTGTTTGCGCTACCTATACGATTAGTAGAGTGACCTCTTCTTTGTTGTTTTTGAGAGGCTGAGTATTTGTGAGGTATTCCATACCCATGAGCCAACCCGAACATACTGAGGTACAATGAGCTGTTTATTAAGTTGGTTGCAAATGCTCCTCCGCCTGAAGAGCGAAAGAGTGGAGGCGACATATTGTATTTAGAGCGAGCAGCTTTAATAAATTGTCTTCCTTCAGGCGTCATATCTGGTAATTGTATCCCCTCTCGCTCTATAACTCTAGCTGGAGTTTTAGACCTCAGCGCTTCCCACATGCCGTCCGAAATATTAAATTCCCGTATTTCCTTGGCTTTACTTTTTTGATCTCGAAAGAAAGGGTTTGCTTCCATGCGTAGCTTTGCCTGCCCAAGGTTTTTAGCTACAAAGTAATCATTTTGAGCTCCGACATATCGACCGCCGCCATCATAAGCTTTGAAAAGTTTTGCGAAGTTTGGCATGAAGCCGTCACTGTAAGTTGCGTTGTTTGCGCTACCTATACGATTAGTAGAGTGACCTCTTCTTTGTTGTTTTTGAGAGGCTGAGTATTTGTGAGGTATTCCATACCCATGAGCCAACCCGAACATACTGAGGTACAATGAGCTGTTTATTAAGTTGGTTGCAAATGCTCCTCCGCCTGAAGAGCGAAAGAGTGGAGGCGACATATTGTATTTAGAGCGAGCAGCTTTAATAAATTGTCTTCCTTCAGGCGTCATATCTGGTAATTGTATCCCCTCTCGCTCTATAACTCTAGCTGGAGTTTTAGACCTCAGCGCTTCCCACATGCCGTCCGAAATATTAAATTCCCGTATTTCCTTGGCTTTACTTTTTTGATCTCGAAAGAAAGGGTTTGCTTCCATGCGTAGCTTTGCCTGCCCAAGGTTTTTAGCTACAAAGTAATCATTTTGAGCTCCGACATATCGACCGCCGCCATCATAAGCTTTGAAAAGTTTTGCGAAGTTTGGAATTAGTCCATCGCTATTATAAGGGTTGAAGCCGTGTTTCGATTTGAATTCCGTTTTATAATTTTGCCCAGCTTTTGACTTTAATGGGGGCATAATAGCTGGTTGTTTCATATTTGGGAACTGCTTAATAGTCTCTGCGTCATTATAGATTACTCTACCCAACCCACTTATGTTTGTAGATTTAATTGAACCAGGTGTGTATCCAGCTTTCATGGCTCCAGCTCGCTCAGATTGCTTTTCCATTGGAGTGACACCACCATAACTATTTGCCGCATTTTTGGATGCATAGTTTGGAATAAGACCTTGCGCTTTTTGGTTTCGGCTTTTGGGTCCGTCGGGTCCGATTCCTTTTACAATTAAATTTTCGCTAACACCAGCTTTTCTAAGAAAAGGTGCAATGTTTGTTGCTATTTGTCTTTGTTTTTCAAGATATTGAGTTTGTTGTTCTAATAGTTTTAAAACAACTTGCTCCTGCTTTACTTGATCTCCGTCTAGTTTAAAAAGCTCTTTATTGAGGGCTACATTTTTAATCATAGCATCAACGATTGATTCCTGAATGGCAAGCTCTTGATCTTTAATATTTTTAATATTAATTATGTCTTTAACTGAATTTTTAGCAAAGGTAAAAGCCATTTTAAAAAGTTTACCAAAAATTAAAACACCAATAGCTAAGCCAGGCCCAGTTAAAACGGAACCAAAAGCTCTAGCGAATCCCTTTGCGAAATCTCCACCTATACTTTCACCTTCTTCTGAGCCTAGTAGGCCATTCATTACTTCAGCTATCTTATTGAAACTTTTAAGAAACTCCTTAAGTGCTGGAGCTACACTTAGTTCTCCGAGATTTGCTGTAAGCTCTCTAAGGTTGGTGAAACTTTGATTGGAAATAGCTGCTAGCGTTTTTTGTAGTTGCTCATTTTTGCGTTGAGCTTCATCGGTAGCTCGACTGGATATTTTAGTAGCTTGAGCATATAAAGATGTTTCATTGCCTAAATCTTTTAGTGCCGCTTTTAATATATTAATTTGAAACACTCCACCAACTTGTTCCGCTACAGCTGCTTTTGTTGTATCTCCGAGTTGATCGTAAGCTTTTGATAAGTTTGTCAAAACTGTAATTGCAGGCAATGTGTTACCTCGAATATCTCGCACTGCAACACCAAGCTCTTCAAGCCTTTTAATTGTACTAGTTCTTTGAATCCTTGTAAAAATTGTTTTGAAACTATTACCGATGACTGCGCCACCACGAGCTGTAATTTGTTGAGCTGCGGTAACAGATCCTATTAGTTGATCAAAGCTAACGCCAGCGTCTTGCGCAACCGCTCCAGCTCGAGCAAGAGCGTTAATTAAGTCGTCAGCGCTTACGGCGAATTTTACATCAACTGCCGCCAGCTTGTTAATAATCTGCGTGGTAGTCAAGCCAGCGTCTGCAAAACCATTAACTGCAGCAGTTAAACCTTTTACTGAATCGGCAGCTTTTAAACCTGTTAGTCTTGTTAGAATCAAGGCATCATTGGTTCTTTTAAGAGTTTCCTCCATAGATAAACCTTGACGCGAGAATTCTAAAGCTGCTTCAGCTGCAACTTCAAGAGCCTGCGATGTATTTCTTGCGACTTTAAAAAGGCTATCTCCAAATTTTTGTAAATTACTTGCGGTTGTACCAAGAACAACATTAATGTCAGTAAGTATTTTTTCAACCTTTTGAGCTTGAACAAAAAGTTGAGCAAAAGAGGTTGTAACTCCACCAATAATTGCTGCAGATGCGCCGAAGGCTATAACACGAGCATTGGAAGCTTCTAGAGATTTTGTAAACTCGTTAGCTTTTGCTGACATGCGACCTAGAGGCTGGGTAAAGTCACTAGCTCTAACCCTAATAACTATTCCTTTTCTGTTGACGCTAGCGACTATGCGGTTAATGTCTTCTCTTAAACCAACTACATGTGTTCTTAATCCTGCTCCTACTGCCATACCTTTTTCCTTTTAAGGATTATATACACTTTATTTTTGAGGAATACCACTTAATTCCATAAGATCTTGCATATTTAATGACCCACCTTTTTTCTCTGCAGCTTTGTGTAAAGAAATACCAGCTTTATCGCTTGGTTTTTCTAGACCTGCATATTCAAAGTCTTCATCGGTAGCGTTGAACAATGTGGAAGCATCTTTATCGCTACTGAATTTATCTTGAACTTTTTGTTTGGCCTCATCAGAAATACTACCGTAATCTAATAATGCTTCTGGATCTTTTTTAATTTTAGCAGGAATATGTTTATTATTTTCAAATATATTTTTAAATATTTTTGTATATACAATTAATTTTAATTGATTGTAAGTTAATTCCACAACTGGCCTACCAAAAAAACCGACAGTATCATCACTAAAAGGAAAATAAATATAATAAAAATCTTGAAGAATCATTGTTTGTATAGTTAATTCTTCAAATCTCTGAAAGACTTCATTATAGGATTGCACAAATCTAGAAACATCTTCAGCGTATAATTCATTAAAGTCTGTTTCTTTAGGAAACATTGGTTTTTCTAGGTCAGCATCTTCATAAAAGCTTTTAATTATATAATAATCATTTGATCTTTTTTCCGCGTAATCTTCGGCGTTAACGCCTATTAATTCCTGCTTCTTTTGATGCAATGCTTGTATTTTTTCTCGAGTCTCTTTAATTTGAGCATTTTGTTTATCAATTTGAGATTTTAATACAAGTTGTGTTTTATTTTCTTGCAGTTGGGTGATGAAAAGATCAAGCCTTTTAATTTCAGATTCATCTTTGTCGGTCCAAATTCCGTCTTTTTCGAGGGTCGATAAAACGGATTCTTTTGTGGGTATACCCCTGTCTATAGCAGTTTTGAGATAGAGATCTTTAATGTCGTCAATATCAACTTGATCTAATGCGCTTAAGTGTTTGATGTAGTATTTATGGTCATCAATAAATACATCTGATCTACCTTTAACTACATCTCTAAAGATTTTCCTATATGCGGACGCATCCACATTATATCTCGCCTTTTTCTATGTCTTCTTCGAGGCTCTCAAAATCTTCTTTTTCCGCTGAGACACTAAAGTACCAAAAGCTAATGAATGCTGTAAGTTTTTGATAAACTGCGGCAAACAAGTCATCCTCTTCTTCTTCGAGCTTAAACATAAATTCTTCTTTAGCTGTAAAGTCGTCGCCTTCAAAGTATGGAACGATTTCTCCATCTCGCTCGATGTGCGACAAAGACAATAGATACCATGTTACTACTCTAGTTTGAGCTTTATGGTCGGCTGTATGATTTAAAAGTGCTGCAAAATTTGTTTCAGTTTGAGCGATTTCCCTGCGGAGCGCTGCCATATCTTCTACGACTTTTTGCTGTTTTTCGGTGAATTTCTTTTTGTCGGTCATTTTCCAACTAGTGAATTCAGTTTGTAACTCTCCAAGCCTGCCGTAAAGTTTTGCTAAATCTTTAGCTTCAGCTTCACTCATTAATCCTCCAGTATCTGAGTATTTATTTAGAAGCATAGCCTTGGTAAGAATTCCTTCTTTGACGCATTTACTCATTTGTATGCTGAATTCCATGTCAGCTTCTTCCATTTGTCTGCGGGTAGGCTGCTTGATTACAAAGGTATGTTCTTTGTTTTCTTTTTGGATTCTTTTTTCTTTGACGATTTGTTTTTCTTTGACCATCTTTTTTTCGATGTCAGTATATTTTTCGTCTTTACCTTCTGCGTTTTTGCGAGTTTTTTCAACTTCAACTTCTTTTTCAACTTCGATTTCTTTTTCGACGTCTACTTCTTTTTCGACCTCTTCCTCGAGGTTTAATTTAAAACGATATATTTCTTTATTTGATTTTGTATACATGCCTTGTACCTTGGTTATTAAATTATATTAATATTAAAATTTAAAATTTATAGTAAATTTTTCTAAATCTGAATTTGAACCTCTAATTGATTCATTTCCTATGTCAAGAATTTTCTTTCGAAGGTATTGCATTTTCTCTTCATCAAAATAATTCGCTTGATCTATAAGCTTTTGATGCTCAGGCAAATTGCGCTTGAGTTTATTAAATGCGATTTGATTGTCTGCATGCAGATCCTCAATTAGAACTAAAAAACTTTTAAATAAATTTTTAGTACTACCGTTAACCCTATCCGAAAGAAATTCTTTTGCTTCCATAAAACCTTTTACCAATTTAATGATACACTTATTATAGCTTTGTGTGTAAAAAAAAGTATGGGATCGCTAATCAACAACATAAACAAAGATATACTTGAGTCAGTTTTTGACCACATACACGATACTTTTTCTAGAGAAATAAAATTTATAAAAGATGCACAACGAATAATATTAAGCACAGATCCAAATTATAATTATTTATATAAAAATGCAAGAGGACAAATTACATCTGTTAAAAGAAAAATTGTAGAATCAAAATTTAATGCGAGAATATTATATATAGGTCGACAGAATGAAGACTTGTTTGATGGCGAGGCTGGCGCTCAAATTAAAGTCGATAAGCATGTGGGGGAAGTTAGAATCAAGGTGGGCGCCGATGGATATGAATATTTAAAAGACACAAAACGCTGCGAATTCGATGGCAGAAAATTTAGTGTAATCAGTGACGAAATGCCTCATGGATTGTTTGCGCCAAGATATTATACTTTTTATTTAAAACCCGTAGACGAAGGATAATATTATTATGGTCATGATACCAAGAAATCAAGGAGCTAAAGCTTTAGCGTCAATGGACTTAAGGCAGTCCTTTGAGTTTGTGAAATATGTCAAAATGACTGTAAGGGATGAATTTCAAAAAATTAAAAGAGACACAATTCAGGAATTTGATGAGCATTTAGTAACTCGCGAGATTGAAGCAGGAGCGAATGCCGAAAACATATCAAGAACGCTAGGTGGAAAGGGAAACCTTTTTTCTTTTATTGGGTTTGATGCAAACGCAAAACCAACTTCACCCATTCGAGAAGCTTTTAGGGGGATGGAATTAACATCAACAATAGTTAGAAAGAATGGGAGCTCTGAAAGTAGAATTTTGTATCCATCAAAAGATGACATATATAAAATTACGCCAATGCCTTGGGCGGAAGGAAGAAGTTGGGCTGCGGGCATTGAGGAAGGTATATCAAATCTTGGACAATTTCTTCAGAAGTCTGCGCCGCAAAGTAGGTCTGGTGGGGGTATACAGTCCAAGAATCAAGTATCTACATCTCAGTTTAGCAGAACGCCATATATTTCCGCCATTATAAAATCATTAGAAAAAAGAATTCAGGAATTAAATTCCTCAATAATATAATATGAAACCCCAGTTTCAGCATCAGGTAATTACTAGCTTTATGTTGTGGCTAGATCACATTATACTGAATAGAGGTGAAGCATATCAAAATATTGATTCTTCTTTTTATTATCAAAATGACGACAGATTAGATGAAAATTATGTGGCATTTGCGTCGCCACACAAACAATGGGTTGCAGATTCTTCAATTAAAGGGGCGAATGTAATCAAGGGCATTGTGCTTGATGGTTATTATGTTGAAAGAGGAAAGCAGGGTATTCGTTATGATTTTGAAAACGGTAGAGTTTTAATTCCTCGATCCCTCGCAAATCAAACATCTAATGTTGAAGGAATATATTCTGTCAAAGATTTTAATACATATATAACAGATCAAACAGAAGAAGAATTATTAATTGAAACAAAATTTGATAAAAATAGTAGATTTGATCAAGATATATTTGAAGGCATAAAGCCATACGATCAAGTTGTGCCAGCTATATTTACTTCTTATGAACAAGGCGAAAATATTCCTTTTGCTTTTGGCGGGCAAGATATTACAGAAAGTAAAATTAGGTGTGTTGTTTTTGCTGAAAATTCATATCAATTAGATGGTATATTTTCTATATTAAAAGATTTAAATTTAAGCACAATTGCAAATGTTGGATTTAATGAGCATCCTTTAAATGAATTTGGCGATTTAAAATATGGTATTTACGATTATAAAGATTTAAGTGATAGATATTATCATGTTGGAAATAGTGATAGTTTCTTTTATCTTGATAGGGTTACAGTTTCTAAGCTAAACGATAGGGTGGCAAAGAAATCCCACCCTGGCCTATATATAGGTTTTATTGATTTTAATGTTAGAGCGCACCGCTATCCACGAGGACCTCTTGCTGAGCCTGTCGCCTCTAGAGCTCCGAAAACCAGTTACGCACCACTTTCTCCGTATCAATTAAGCATAGAGGCAATGCAGGCTCCATTGCCTCCATTTAGTTTAAGTGTTCACGATGGATATCCCAAGGCTCCTAGAAATCTATTCTTAACTACAATAGAGCACATAAGAATGATGGCTGGAGAAATCGCTTCCTTCACAATTCTTCAAGGTGGAAAAATTAAAATAAAACTAGAAGGTGCTGCGGGACAAATTGCGTACCTCAGTATAATGGGTGAAATTATAAAAATAGGTGCAGATGTTAATGATAATTTAATTTTTGATAATCACACTTTTACAACTGTAGGCGAGACAATAACTCGTAATATTACAGGTGTTGACTTTGATATAACATGGGACGGTAGGGGTAGTCAAATTTTTACAATTACAAGGGGAGCAGGCACTTCTTCGAGAGAGTTTCAGGTCGCCGTGTATGTTCCTTGTGATTAACCGCAAAAAAAAGTGTACCTAATAAAACATGGCATATAAAGTATATTATAGTTTTCTTCACGATAATCAAGTTCCATACGAGACTGATTATTACAAGCTTTATAGACAAGAAGTTATAGGCGGAACAAGTGGAACCTATATTCAGGTAGCTCAAATAACTCCTACTGGATTAGGGAAAAATTTAATTATTAGTGGTGTAGATTTAGTAAATGATTGTAATATAGAGTATAATTATAAAGTTTCTGCATATAATGATAATGCTGAAATTTTTTGTATTAATCCTTTATATTCTGGAGTAGAATTTATTTGCCCAACACCCTCTTCGACAAACACTCCGACTCCAACCATCACGCCAAGTGTTTCAGTGACACCAAGTGTTTCGGTGACTCCAACAATTACTCCGAGTATCACGTTAACACCAACAATAACTTCAAGTGTTTCGGTAACTCCAACAATAACTTCAAGTGTTTCGGTAACTCCAACAATAACTTCAAG